TTATAGTGTCAATTGTTGTTATGCGATGTATATTTAATTATATGCATCAAGCGTTTTTATATTTAGTACAATTTAAAATTGTATTGGGTATAATAATGTCTTTTGTTTCAGTAAATAGAAATTCATATGACATAATTAAATTATTAAATTACTTATAATATAATTCTTTCAATTTTTTATTTATTTTTATTAAAAATAATTATATATTTTATATTTAAATGTATAAATTAATTACAATTTTTACTACTCTCATTACTACCTCAGTTAATGCTTTTGTATCAAATGATTATTTAAATGTAGTTTTAAAGAATGATAGATTAAAATGGAATTTATTTGAAAATTTTATTGAAAAGTATGATAAAAAATATAATACATTTGAAATAATGTCAAATAGATTTGAAATTTTTAAAAATAATTTAGAAATGATTGTAGAACATAATAGTGGAAATAATACTTTTGAAATGGGTTTAAGTGGATTTACTGATATGAATTTTGATGAATTTAAAGAACACTATACCGGAAGTTTTAATAAAAAATTAAAATTAAAACAATGTGGTGATTATAAAACAAATAAAGATTATAATAATTTACCATTTAATGTAGATTGGTCTGATTTATATGAAGTAAATAATCAAATGTCCTGTGGTAGTTGTTATGCTTTTTCAGCGGTTGAAGCTATTGAAGGAGCTTATCATATAAAATATGATGATAGAATTGTTTTATCAAAACAACAAGTTGTTGATTGTAGTAGATTAAATAGTGGATGTAATGGAGGATTATATGATTTAGTATTTATGTATGCTATGGATAATGCTCTATGTTTAGATGATGATTATACTTATACATCCGGAAAAACTGGTAAAGCTGGAAGTTGTAATTCTTGTAATGGAGTGGTTAATGTTGAAAGTTGTTATGATGTTATGGAAGGAAATCAACAAGAATTAAAAAAGGCTATAACAGAACAACCAATTAGTGTTGCTATTGCTGTAAATAATTATTTTCAACATTATTCAAGTGGTGTAATTACTGATATTAATAAATGTCCTCCAGAGGATTTAAACCATGCTGTATTATTAACTGGTTATGGTAAAACTATAGATGGAATTAAATATTGGAAAGTAATGAACTCTTGGGATACAACTTGGGGTGAAAATGGTTTCTTCCGTATTCTTCGTAGTGATAATATAAATGATAATGGTGTTTGTGGAATTGCTACTGAACCAAGTTTTCCTTTAGTAGTATAATTTTTTTAATTATAATATATTTTATAATAATATATATTATATGTCTTGTAATTGTGATAATAACAATAATGAAAATATTCCAAGTTGTGAAAATGAAAAATTTGGAGCTTTATTTAACCCCAATTGTGAATTAATTAAATGTTGTATAGAAGAAAATTTATGTGAAAAAGTAGATGAATGTTTAGAAAAAAAAAGATGTAAAACACAATTTGAATGGTCTCCACCCTGCTTTACCGAAATTGTTCCTGAACCAATTAAAAACAGAATTAATAGAAGAGGGGAATTAATTACTACATTTTTAAATACTATAAGACCTATTATTTTAAAATCTTTATTAGAAAATGATTTTACAGAATTATGTGAGGCTATTAATGATAATCCATCTATAGATGAATTTTCAATAACAGACAGAAATGGTGATGTTATTGTTATTTGTTAATAATATTATATATTTATTAAAAAAATTATATAATATTATTATAAATGTCATCTCAACCCACAACTTTTAATGTTAATGAAGTTTATTTATCTGAAGATACCGATGATTATGTATCAGCAAGTACAACTTTAACAACAATTGTATCAACAAATGATCCAAGTGGAATTCCAGTAATCGACGTCCAAACTGTAACAATTTCTATTACATCAACCGAAGATTAATTTTAAAAACTATAATTAATATAATTATCCATATTATAGTTATTTTTTATAAAATGAAATGATTTTTCAATATATTCATTTCTTTTATCTTCATTTTTTAAATAATAAATAATTTTATTTAATAGTTCATTAAAATTATTTCTTTTACTAATACAAATAATATTTTCTAAATTTTTAATAAATATTTCTTCATTTTCTTCAATAATAAAAAAAACTTTTTTAGACATTAATTCAACAATTTTAGCCCAAGAAAGAATATGATAATCTTTTTTTTGTGGAATATGAATAACTATTTTTGTTTTAGATAAAATAATATCTTTTTCATCATATAAATTATCATATTGTTTAAAACAAATATTATTTTTTTTACAATGAAAATCTAACATTTTAATAATTTTTCTTCTATATGATGAAAATGAAGTATTCCCAATATTTCCATACCATAAAATATCTATTTCTTTATCATTATTTTCTATAGGTTTAATATTATTTATTAAACTATATCCATAAGCAGGAAAATATTCATAATTATTAATATTATTATCTAATAAATATCTAATATTTCTTGTATTCAATAAAACAGTTTTCAACGAATTTTTAAACAAAAGTTTAGTAAATTCATAATTTTCAATTCCACATCCAGTAATAATTAATTTTTCATTCATAAAATATTCATTAATCAGTATATAGTATTTATTATTTGAAACAAAATTATCAATTATATCCAGATGATTATTATATGATTGAATTAAAATAGATATTGTTAAATCATCTAATATAAATATATTATTTTTATCAATTACCAAATAATCAATAATATTAGAAGAATTAAAAGAATTTATTGTTTTTAATTTTACATTTTTAGTTTCAATATTATTATTTTGAATTAGAACATTTTTATATTTTTCAATATTTTTCATATAAAAGTTATATTTTTTATCAGTATTTGTTATATTAAAAAATAAATATTTATATTCATAATAATCATTAAATTTAAATATCTTACCTCCAAACCATTTAATAATATTTTCTTCAAAATTATCAAATAAATTAATTAATATAACACTAACATTTTTTAAATATTTAATATTTCTTAAAAATTTATTCTCTTTATCAACTATAAAAATAACATAATAATTATTTTTTTTAATATTATCTTTTAATTGAAATAATTTTGATTTATTAAAAGTTTTATCAATAATAAAATAAATTATTGTATTTCTAATATTATTTTTATAATAATTAATAAGAGAAATATTCATTAAATAAAGTTCTTTAATTGCTAATTTTTTAACATTATCTTCATTATAATTAACAATGTTTTTATATTTATTTTTTGTAGATATTTCAGTAAAATTATTATCAATATATATATTTTGTAGATTATTACAATGTTTAATTTTTAATAAAAAATCTTGATAATCAAAAGTAAATCTATAATTATATTCATCATTAAATTTATTTAATAATTTAAAATAATTTCTTGATATTAAAAATATTTCATTATCGTTTATTTTATATATATATGATTGATTATATTTAAAATTACTGTAAATATAAGTTATTATATCTTCATCAATTATTATATTATCATATAAAAATAAAAGTATATCTCCAGATGATTTTTTAAAACCGTAATTAAAAGTATTTCCAATTATATATTTAAAATTAAAATTTTTAATAGTTTCTAAAATATTTATATTTTTTAGTGTTAAAATAATTTCAATATTATTATAAGAAGATAGTTTTTCAAGTTGAAATATTAATGTTTCAGGATTATTAACTAATATTATTATGCTGATTAATAATTTCTTATTGTTTGTAAAGTTAAATAATAAATTATTCATTATTTAATAATATAAATAATATTTTTTAATAAATATTTATGAATTTAGAAGATTTTGAAAATATATATGATATTAAAACAGATAATATAAAAAAAGAATTTAATAAAAATAAAAATTTAGAATATTATTATAATTTATTAAATAAAAATATAGAAAAATTAGAAGTAAATAATTCAATTAATAATATTATTTTTCTATACTTTGATGAAAAACCACATTTTAAAATATTATTATATTTAGTAATAAAAAATTTTAAAGATTGGTCTCATACAGTGATATGTAATAATAAGAATTATGATGTTATTAAAAGTATGTGTAATGAAATTTCAGAGAATATTAATATTATTAAAGTTGATTTAAGTAAATATTGTTTATTAGATGAAAATATTTGGAATAAAATAGATTGTAAAAATAATTTAATAATTGATGAAAATTTATTTTTTATGAAAAATATAGATGAAGAGTATTTGAACTATAACATTATAAATAATAGGTATATGGTATTAATAAAAACAGAAATAATAAAAAATATATTAAAAAAAATTAAATTTAACAATGTGAGAAATAGTAATAATGATATATATATTTTTTCAAAATTTTTAGAAAGAGTTATATTAAAAATGAAAATAAAAAATGTTTATATTCCGGAAGAAGAAAATAATTACTGTTCCATAAATTATAATAATGAATGTTTTTGTTATTATAATATTTGGAACAATAATTATTATTTGAATATAATTAATAATAAATTTAAGAAAAATAAAGTAGTTGAAAGTGTTGATATAATATTAATATCTGGTGTATTAAATGAAGAAATATATAATAAGTTTGAAGTATATGATAATATAGATAATTTAGAATTTAAGGAGGACAGAAATTATTTATTTATTAATGGAGATTTTGATTTGGATGTAGAAAAAATAAAAGAGTTAGAAATACAATTAGAAAAAAGTTATTGTTATGTTATGTCTCCATTAATTATATGTCAGGATATATTAGAATATTATGGTGGAATTATTAATGAAAATGATTATAATTATGTTAATGAAAAATTATTAAAAATGGAAGATATAAATAATAATTTTTGGTGTTTGTATAATCAGGGAACAATGATGCCATATTTAACATTATTTATGATAAAGAATAAGAATAATGTATTATGTGGAATAGATATAAAAAATTATATGGAAAAAATAATTAGTATTTGTATAAAATTAAAAGAAATAAAGGTTAGTCCATTTGTAAAAATTGAAAGCTATGATAGGGAATATAAAAAAAATATTCAAATAAATTATAAAAATGAATATCCATTTGTTATGAATAATGAGAAAATAAGTGAGATATATAAAATGTATAATAAAAATGGATTAGTGTCATTAAAATTATGTGATGAAAAGTATTATTTAAATTTATCAAATAGAAAAACTATATTAATAGTAGAATATTGTAAATTCACACCTGATAAAGATTGTGGTTCAAGATATATATATTATTTAATGAAGACATTATTAAATATGGGTTTTAATATTCATTTTTATAATATATTAAGTGATGGAAAATATAATAAAATTTTACAAGAAATGGGTATTTATGTATTTGATAAGAATTTAAAAGTGAAAAATATTATAAATAATAATAATGTGTATGATTATATATTTATTTCAAGGGTATTTTCAATGAATTATTTATTTGAAGATATAAAAAAGTATTGCAGTAAAACAAAAATAATTTTCATAACTCATGATATTTATTTATTAAAAAATAGAAAACAATTAAATTTGGGTATGAATATTGCAAATAATCCTAAAGGAGAAGATGAATTAAAATATATAAATAATTGTGATATGTCATTAATTGTTAGCAAGTATGAATATGAATATTTAAAGAATGAAGAAAATTTAAAAAAAATATATTACTCTCCAATATGTTATGAAATGGAAAATGATTATAATAGAAAAATAGAGGATACAAAGGATATATATTTTATAGGGAGTGGTTATAATGCAAATGTAGATGCTTTAAGATATTTTTTAAAAAATCAATGGGAGTTTATAGTAGAAAGATTAGGAAATATTAAATTACATATTATTGGATTTGGTTTAACAAATTTAAAAGTAGAATATAAAAAAAATCCAACAATAGTATTTCACGGTTATGTTCCAGATGAAAAATTAAATGATATTATAATAAAATGTAGATTAAATATAGTTCCGTTAAGATATGGTGGTGGTATAAAGGGTAAAATTTTACAGAGTTTAAATTTAAAAATACCTTGTATTGCAACAAAAGTAGCAATTGAGGGTATGGAATTAATTGATAGAGAACATATTATAATAGAATATTTAGATAATACATTTCCAGAAAAATTTGAAAAATATTATAATGATATTGAATTATTAAAAAAAATATCTGATAATGGATATAAAATAATGAAAGAAAAATATTCATTAGAGAAAAATGTAGAATATTTTAATGATATGTTTAATAATATTAAAAATTAAAAATTTTTTTTATAAATTTTATTAATTTTTTTAGTTATGAAAATATTAACAAATTTCATAAAAATGGTTTCTCAAAAAAAAAGAAACCATTTTTATGAAATTTGTGTTGAAAACAGAAAAA